CACTAGGCTTATTTCCCCACTTAAGGGGGGCACTCACACACACTCACGCGTTGTGCACATTTGTTATTTTTGAAGAGGCCAGGTACACTTAGCCTCCTGACAGCACTACTCGAGTGCCGCTCCAGGAATGAAGTTAGCCGCAAAGTAAGCGGTTCCCTGCTGAAGAGTGGTCGACTGCCCGAAAACGAGCTCCCAATCACCCATCTGTGCAAAAGTACCGTCCTTCAAAGCGACCGCATACAGGTCCATTTGGACCGTACCATCATCCCATACCACCGCACCATTAACGGCGTTCGAAGAGAGTGCGCCATAAAGCACGCACCCAGGCTCCAAAGGCCGCACGGTAGGATCAGACACAGTGTGCCAGAACAAAGTTCCAGCACCGCTGTTGTCATACCCGATGAACCGCATGGCAACGAGATAGTTGACGCCATCCTCTGGCGGGGTCCCGTTAAGGATCCCGTTTGCTCCAGCGGGGGGGGGCCAACCCATGTCGCCGCCAAACGTGAACTCCAGGGCGGTCCTACCGAGGGTGTTCGCCGCGACGTTGAACTGAATAGCGATTTCAAGTTCCTGCTCATCGCTGACGGAGTAAGACAGAATCGGATTCGAGAACTCGACGTCATAGGTGACAATAACGTCACCAAGCACCAAGTTCGAAAGGATCGTGTCCAACACGCCAACATAGAGATTACCACCAAAACTGAAGCGAGATGGGTCAGGGTCATTAAGAGCAAGCTCCTTCACAACCTTCTCCGGCTGCACAACAAGAGAAACAGGGTTCTCATTGTAGACAGACGTAGTGACCATCTGCCCGTTTGTAGTAGCGTGGGAAACTTCGTCGGTACCAGTGTCCACCGCGGGCATTAGGGGGTCAGCCACATACTGAAGGTAGATTGAACCACGGTCAGTAGACGCAGCACATGAGGTGTAAGTAATCGTTACGTGCTTGAACGAAACATTCTGCCAATTGCGCGAAGCTTGGTACAGGGCGCCGCCGAAGGCTCCAGGCGAGAGCATCTTATGAAACAGACGCTCACCAGGGCCTCGATTGGGCTGGCGTGTCAAGTACTTGACATTCGTGTCAATCGTTCCAAGCCATTGCTGGCACTGAAACTGCAGGTGTTGTCCTTTGCCGTTGACGTACTCGTGGCTCCTCATGCCACCAAAACGCATTGTGCGGGAGGCGGAAACGCCGTTGATCTGGGACAGCTCCTTCGCGCTTGCGCGCGGCAGAGCCGCATTGCCATACGTGTGCGGTATGCGTCCAATGTTCTTGCCAGTCTCCTTGCGGATAATGTCAACAAACATCTTATGCGTCTTGCCCACGATAGCACCAGTTCGCGCTTTCGCCGGGGTAGCCTTAGGCGCAGGGGCCTTGGTTACAGGAGGAACAGGCTTGCCAACCCCTCTAGGGGGGCCACCAGCTCCATTACCTCCGTTACCACTGCCTCCACCTCCTTCAGATCGGCTTGCCCTGGGAGGAGCAGCATTTCCGCTAAGGGCAGCGTGCTGTCCAACAAGCTTGTTAAGCTTCCTAACTCGGCCTTGGAGACCGGCGAGTTCGACAGGAGCTTGTTGACCACCCCCGTTGGGGGCGGATTTTGAATTTCGTTGCTTCGACTTGGCTTTGCCATCCATTTGAAAACTTTTCACGCCACCTCCATCCGTTGGCGCGCAAAATGTTGAAATCGCGCCGTGAAAGCCTTCTAATCCCGTGTGGACGCCATGCAATTGTCTCTCGCTTGGCAGCCCACGTCCAGTGAGCACCCTCACCTCAGCATCCGTAGAATCACGGTACCGAAGTAGGAGCGCCGCATAGATTTTACGGAACTCCGCGTACATCTCGGGGTATGGGTACGCGTGGATGAGCAATTGGCCCAGCCGGAACAACTCTTGTCCAACCGTCAGCGTACCCTCAGTGAACTTGAAGGCAGCGCGCAGCCGCTCAGGATTGTAATGACACCAATAGATACCATTCCACAGCACCGTATCGGCGCCAAGGAAGTGCGTCCCATCAGGCCCGTCGAACACCTTCCAATCTTCCAACTTAATGACAACCTGAAAAACGTCGTAGAGAACCTGCTTGACCCAGTGAGGATCACGCATTTTCGCGAACTTTCTCGGGAATTTGCCACGAAAGTCATCCGAATAGATGTGCAAGACGAGGGCCTTCAACTCAGCACGAGTCACTTCAGGACAAGCCTTCCGTGCAAGTGTGAGAATGTGAGACGCCGTCCAAGGGCACGTATCGTCGGCCGTGTTGTTCTGGCCACTCGGGTTGTGTGTCGCAGTCGCAATTACCGTTCCGTCCCACAAGATCGTGAGAGTATAGGTAATATTGTCCTGGACCCACTGAGCAGCCTTGATGTCAAACGGGTCGGTTAGCTCTAAGAATTTGTTGCGCGTGCGATAGATCCACTTCATTAACTTGAAGTTCTTATCACACCGGGGCACATCATACTCAATGACAAATTCGCCATCAGAGCACTCCAACTCGCACGTGAGCTTGTGCGCGCCACCACTCTTCATCGTTGTCCCCACCTTAAACCACTTTGTGCGCTGAATAGCCCTATTCTGATTCGAATAGAGTCGTTTTTGCGCAGCGATAAAGTGGACGGGTCCAGGGCAGAAAAGACGAATCTTCTCCGCGTCAATGTCAACTAATGACAGAAATTCACGTTTGGGCGAGGATTTAAAAAATACTCGCGAGCCCGAGTAGACACTCCAGAGCATGTATTCCATAAACGCTTCAGGGAACCTGAAAACGTCTCCTTTCTTCTTGAGCCCGTAGGCTCCAAAGGGGAAACCGCTCGCTGTGTCCATTTCGAACTCGCTCCAAACGTCTTTCCAATTCATAGGCTTTTGCCTCCAATATGGTTCAACATATTCCTCTATGATCGACAAGACTTCCACAACATCTGGGTCGTTGTAAAAGTCAAAGGTCTGAGGATTGTCAAACTTCTTTGAGGCCGCCATCAAATTTTCATACGTCGGCATGACGACCGCCCATTTAGGGTCTGGGCAGGGGTCTGAAGGGTAGTAGCTGTATAGCTGGTTTAGGTGAAATTGGGAGGGGTCGTCGCCGTGGTTCTGTTTGTGTTCAATGAACCCAGCGACCTTAATGTGCTCAAAATTCCAACGCTTGCGCGAGAAACTAGGCACGGCCTCAGGATCCATAGGGAACTCCAGAGGCGGCGCCGGCCACACCATAGGTCCACCAGGGGCTTCAAGAAGCCCAGCAGCCTTCTTATAATTGTTTACGTCCCAAAGTAGGCTTAAGTCATGGACGTCCCGGGGCACTGACGCCCTAGGAAGGGGGCG